CCGATGTTTGCGCAGGTTGATTCAACTGATGCCAAGTCTGCACTGTGGCTAACGGGGTCAATGGAACAAAATAGGCTATTAAACGCCCCTGATGAAACCGAGTCGCATTAATTTGAAAACGTAACCTAACGTTACCCCGCCAATAAACAAATCTGTTAAAGGGAACTTGAATTGTAGCAGTATTCAAGATTGTTGTGGGAACCAACGCAGAATAAACAACCGTATTAACTGTCATTCCAGTATTCCACGCTGCTGTAACCACATAATTAAAACGAACAGCCATGTCCGCCAAAGTCCAATCTTTATCCTGCATATTCTTATGCGCTCGGTCACTCGCTTTAGATATCATGCCTCTCGTTGCATCCTGTCTAACTGGTGCCTCATGCTCAGTCAATGCTATTCCCAACTTATTATGTACATCATTTGAAATCTCTGGGTCCACCGCTGCACCAGACTCCACACCCGGCTCAATTTCCCCTTTCATCATTTGAGCACGAATCAACGGAAGGCCCTGGGCTGCGACACCTGCAAAATCATTACTACCCTCATCAAAAGTTGTAACCCAGCCATATTCCAGCAACCCTGCATTTTGCTGAAACTCTGTCTTAAGCTCGCGCCATGTCAGTAAACTAGGCACCTTTAATCCCACACTAACAAAAAGTCTACGAAGCTCATCCAACATAGCCAAATACACACTCGCACCATAGAAAAACATAAAGCGTAAAGCAGTATTACTATTTACTGCCACTGCCTCAATTTTCGAAAGCGCTTTATGCGTCCAATATAACATTTCTACAACTACATCCATCTCTACTCTCGCTACATAAACATTCGCAATAATTTCCGGCACCACGAATGTACGGTGCTGTAGAAAATCCCAAGCCAACAACGAGTCAAATTTAATATCTGTAACAACCTTAGTTGGAGGCAAATACTCAAAACCCAACAACCCCAAAAATTTGCCAACTGTTTGGAGATTATAAAACTTCAAAGCTCTTGGCGTCACGCTCACCCAATTATCATCACCATAAACCTTAGTGCGAACGTGCTGATGATACCCAACTAGAGTGTTCATACCCTTAGGAGCCAAACACAACCACACATAACGCAAGTACATTTCATTAACAATCGTATTCAAAACAACAGTCAAAGGATTACCAGATGGATTACCTCCTGAACAAATATAAACACAATCAATTGCAATGTGAACTGTATGAATGAGCTCATCAAACAAAACACGCCGCAACATTGTCATTTCAGGGGCTTCATCATACATTTGCTCAATAATCCAACAAACCCAATCCATGCATTCAGCCGACAACTTACCATCAAATGATCCAAAATCTCCGGCAAAACCAACGTCTGAATTTTCCAAAAGATATTTCACCATTGCATTCCATTCCAAGGAAGCCACATTAATTCCAACTGCTGAAAAACTTGAGTCACGTGCCGCGTAAAACGCCGCAGTAAAATCCAAACACAAACGTCTCATAGTTATCACATAATCAACAGGAGCTATTGCAAACACACGGGTTTTACCAAGTGCCACTTTTGCAAGCAACCTCTTCTCATCTTTAAGACAATCACCCAAGCAGAGGGCACACGATTACCTAGTAACCCCTGATCGAGCCTCAAATCCAACATCTTTCGCAACATAGGATCGGCAACAGTGTAATTCCTAGGGCTACCAACAAATAACTCCTTCTTACCTGCCAACCGCGTCCAAAGTTTAAAAGGCCAACCGGGTGAAGACTGCATATTAATCGAATCAAAATACTTCTGTCCAACTATACCATTAATAGCCTCATGCTCTGATAAAACACGCAAACGACGCACTGGACGCAACTCCTCTAAGATATCACGAGCAATATCTTCCAATAGATCGAATCGCATAGGCAAACAAGGAGTACCATATTTTTTAATCCCTTGCTCCAACGGTGAAACTTGCTCCAATAAACGAGGATCCTGCGGACTCAAAACGGCAGGCTCTTTCTTATGTAAAATCACTTCCCCATTCCATTGAAATTTATCCACAAAAAGACTAGGAACCAAAGAAGTATGATCCGGTAATCGCAACCTCCACCTATTCGGCAATCGCCCTAATATTTCAAAGCTCCCCTCAGCTCGCACCATTGGTTCTCCAACGTCAAATTTATCCACAGGCGCAACCAATTCAAATGGACCACTCAAAACACCATCACATAAGGGCTTCCCTGGAAATGTAGCTAACGTCTCCAATAAATCCTCCTGAGTTATTACTTCAGCATAACCCTTTTGCATGGCCTCATACCCGCAAATATGCACACCAATCACGCGTTTCGTCAACGATTGCGCGTGAGAAAAAATAAGCGATCCACAATCACCCGGAACAGTATTGAATTTATATTCCCAACTTCGAAGCAACACATTCGATTCATCATCATCCTCTTTATCACCATAATGGTATTTAATACTTTCCACATTTTCCTTTACCAACGGTAAATCATGATACACCAAAACAGGTTTTTGCTTATTCTTATTATCATAAGTAATCAAAGTCGCAGCAGCCCCATTTGGAATAGCTAACTCTTTCCGAGTAATAAAACACCC